AGCTGTGCTCTATTAATAGCCATATCCTAATCTCCTATATTCCTGATGTTGAGTCCATGAAATGAACGTTAAGTTTTACGATCGCTAATCGACCTGCTACAGTTTTATCAACTGCACCTTCAGATACTGAAGCTTCATCATCGAATCCTACTATTTTCATATTCAATGCTGTTGAACCACCACCTACAGCGATAGTTCCAGTAGCTAATTCACCAAGTGAATAGCCAGTTGAGTCTGTACCTGTGGTTGCTGTTGCAAAGTTTGCATTAGCAAAAAGAGCGTTATCTGGTAACGCACCATCTGCATTAATAACAAAGAGTGAATCAGCGCCATCACAAACATAACCGATAGCTTCAGTTGACGGCTTGATTGCCGCATAACCTGGAAAGTACGGTGACCATGTTGGCGTGCCATCAGTTGCAATATATTTACAACCCATGAATACACCTAACAAAGGAACTGTACCGCCAGCCGCAGCGCCAGGCACATCTATTAATCCACCAGCTAGAGGAATTACCGGAGTACCAGTGTAAATTTTACTTGTAGTTCCAGTAGTTAAGCCGTCGAAGTTAATAGGATACGCATTAACGCCTTGATTATTATAGTTAGCACCTGATTTTTCGTAAGGACGTAAACCAAATGCAGCATCTATATTAGCCATAATATGTCTCCTTTAGACTATTAAGTGGTAACATAGACCTTGCCCATCAAGATTTTTTATTACCACCAAATGTGACCCGAGATTGCCTCTCTTTTGAGATTGGCATGGAAGGATGCTCTTCCTTCATGAGATCGTTGTCAACGGATTGTTGCTGATCGTTAGTTAAATTAGCGAAATATTCATCTCTATCTTCTTTAACTTCAAGCGGGCAACGCATTAACATTAATCCACCAACTGCTATAACACCTTTGAATTTACCATCAGTTAATACCGGTAGGTCTAGTCTATCAGGATATTCATCTGCTCTCACAGGCTCATAACCCGATCTGATTCTAGAAGTGACATTCTTATCGTCTGCCATTCCTCTAAATTCAAACCTTACCCACCTATGGTGAAAACCTTCTGGTGGTTCTGGTGCTTCTAAATTAGAAGGTGGAACCCAACCTCTTTTACGAGCTTTTACTTCACGGGTTTCGTTTTTGCGTGAAGTTGTTTTTTTATTTGAATCAGTCATTTACGCCTCCTTCACGTGTTTTGCGTATTCTTCAAGCGGCA